CACCCGGCCGTTGACCGCCGGAACGATCGCCTGCTCCGCGCGATGCTCATCGTGTTCACTGCCGCCGCGCTGACGCACCTCATCCTCGTCTGGAGATACCGATGACCCGTGAGAGCCCCACCTACGCCGAAGCCACGGCCCGGAAGCTCGCCGAGCAGGCCCGCGAACTCCGCGAACTGCGCGCGCTGGTCACCGAGCAGATGCACACCATCCGGGGCCAGTCGCTGGTGATCGCCGGCATGCGGGAGACCATCACGGCCCAGCAGCTGCGCATCCAGCGGCTCCAGACCGGCATCGCGGCGGCGATGGACGAGGCGAAGGCGCACCGCCCGGACCATGTAGAATAGGGTCAAATGATGTTGCATACGACAACATCGAGGGGCCGGTGATGGCGGGTCGCACTGAATCCATGACGAGTGAAAAACGCCTCACGGCCGTCGAACGCCAGCGCGCCGCGCTCGAGTTGCGCAAGGCCGGCAAGTCCTATGAGGCCATCGCTCAGGAGTTGGGCTATGGCGGTCCGTCCAGTGCGCACAACGCGGTGAAGGCGGCGCTGCGCAAGACCCTCCAGGAGCCGGCTGATGATCTCCGGGCGCTCGAAGTTGCCCGCATGGATGCGATGCTCGACGGGCTTTGGCCCAAGGTGCTCGATGGCAACCCCCGCGCCGTCGAAGTGGCGATCAAGGTGCTGGAGCGCCGCGCCCGGCTGCTCGGCCTTGACGCCCCACAGAAGATCAATATCGAGCAGGTGATCGCGGAGACTGCCGATCGCTTCGGCCTGACCCCGGACGAGCGTGTAGAGCTTCAGGCGAGCGTTGCCACCTTCCTGGCGGCGCAACGAGCGGGGGTGTGATGGAAGTCGTCTCGCAGTCCGAAGCGGTCAAAGCGACCGGCTATATGCTCGAAAAGATCCGATCATTTCGTCAGCGCACCGAACCCGGAACCTGGCAGGAGTGGATTGTCGAGAACTTCGCCGGCTACCTCTGGCCGCCGTATGCGGCCTACCACGAGCAGTTCTGGCAGTGGGCCTGGGCGATCGAAGCGGGCGCGCCGGCTCGGCCGTTCGTCGCCATCTGGCCGCGCGGCTTCGCGAAGAGCACCAGCACCGAAGTCGCCTGCGCCATGGTCGCGGCCCGGCAGACGCGCCGGTACGGGCTCTACATCTGCGCCACCCAGGAACGGGCCGACGATCACGTCAAGAACGTCGGCGGCTTGCTCGAATCGCGCACCTTCTCGCAGCACTACCCGGCCGCCTCGCAGCGGAAGCTGGGCAAGTACGGCAACGCCGCCGGCTGGCGCCGGAACCGGCTGCGGACGGCGAGTGGCTTCACCCTCGACGCGATCGGGCTCGATACGGCGGCGCGCGGGGCCAAGATCGACGAGGACCGGCCGGACTTCCTCATTTTCGATGACATCGACGGCCTGCTCGATGCGCCGGGCACCGTCGAGAAGAAGATCGCCACCATCACGCAATCGCTGCTGCCATCGCGGGCCGCGCACGCCGCGGTGCTCGTGGCGCAGAACCTGATCCACGAGCATGGCATCGTGTCGCGGCTCGCCGATGGCCGCGCCGACTTCCTCGCCGACCGCATCGTCTCGGGGCCGCATCCCGCCATTCGCAACCTGGTGACCGAGCAGCGGGGAGGCAAGGCCATCATCAGCCACGGGGAACCGACCTGGCCGGCGATGGGGATCTCGGCGCTGCAAGCCGAGCTCAACGAGATCGGGCTGACCGCCTTCCTGCGCGAAAAGCAGCACGAGGTGGGAAACGTTGAGGGCGGCATCTTCGGCCATCTCAGCTTCCGGCACTGCGCCTGGGACGAACTGCCGCCGCTCGAGCGGATCGTGGTCTGGGTCGATCCCGCCGTCACCGATACCGACCGCTCGGACGCGCACGGCATCCAGGCGGACGGGCTGGCGGCGGACGGGACGATCTACCGGCTCTTCTCGTGGGAGGCCCGCACGTCGCCCGATGATGCGCTGACCCGGGCCCTGCGCAAGGCGCTGGAGCTCAAGGCGGAATGCGTCGGCGTGGAGACCGATCAGGGCGGTGACACGTGGAAGAGCACCTATGCCGGCGTGGTGGAGCAGCTGCGGGCCGCGGGCGAGCTAGGCCGCAAGGAACGAGCGCCGCAGTTCCGGCAGGACAAGGCCGGGGCGGGGCACGGCCCGAAAGCCCACCGCGCCTCGCAGATGCTAGCCGACTACGAAAAGGGCCGCATCGTGCATGTGATCGGCACGCACGAGACGCTGGAGCGGGCGCTCAAGCGCTACCTGCTGATCAAGCCGTACGACCTGGTCGATGCCGCCTTCTGGAGCTGGCACGATCTGCGGCACGGGACGCCGGTCAAGATCGCCCCCACGGTCCTCGTCTCGCCGTCGGTGTGGCGCTGATGGCGACGGCGGTGGTGTTGCGGCCATTCGCCTGTCCGTCGTGCGGCCGGCTGGCCGGCTTCACCGATCGCGCGAGCGGATACGTTCGGGTCTATTGCAAGCAGTGCCGGCAGACGGTGCTCATCAAGATCACGGGGGAGCCCGTGGTGCGACCGAGCGGGCGGCGGATTGAGGACGATGTCGTATACTGCGAATGAGCAGGGCCATGCACGGGCCAGCACCTCGTCCGAGGTGCTGGCCCGTTTTTGTTTGCGAGTGACGTGGAGGATTCATCATGGCATCGGGCACGTTCGCCTGGTACGGGCAGGGGCTTCTGCGCATCGTCAACGGCGAGATCGACATGAACGCGCACACCTTCAAGGCCGCACTCGCCTCCAGCTCCTACACTCCGAACCAGGACACGCATGACGATTGGGCCGACGTGAGCGCCAACGAAGTCACCGGCACCAACTGGGCCGCCGGCGGCCAGACGCTCTCGATCACGACGGGCATCGACACGGCCAACAACCGCGTCTCCTTCACCGCGACGGACATCAGCGTGGCGAGCGTCACCCTCAGTGACGGCAAGCACCTGGTCATCTACGACGACACGCACGCGAGCAAGGCGCTGGTGGGTTACGTGACGTTCGACACGCCGCTGGCCCCGAGTGCCGGCACGCTGGCCGTGGACTTCGGGACGGAGATCGGGCGGATTACCTACTAGGCCGCTCGGCGGTGATCCATGCGTGCCGGCGGACCAGGGACGATCCATCATGGCGGTGCAGACCATCGAATACCTGACGATCGGATGGGACGCCGGCACGCAGCGGCCGGTCTGCTCCGTGTGGTTGGCGTATGACGACAGCACGCTGGCCCTGGTCTCGGTGCGGGTGGTCAATGCGTCCGACGATACCAGCGTGTCGTTCGTGCTGACCGATCACGCCCGCGCGCCCGGTCACCCCAGGCGGGAGACGACCCTGACAATCACGCCGGGGCGTGACGAGACCGCGGCCCCGCGCGGGCTGACCGTGACCCGCGACGAGACGGACGCGCTGGTCGTGCCGGGCTACTCGTTGCACGTGACCGGCCCACCGACGCGCACCGATCCCCGGCGGGTGCGCTGATGCCGGTCGCCGTTGATGCGGTCACGACCGCCATTTCCCCCGGTGCAAACGTCACCTCCCTGAGCTGGTCACACACCTGCTCGGGGAGTGACCGCTATCTCATCGTCGCGGCGCGCTACTCCAGCGGCGCCGGCACGGTGGGAGCCACCTATAACGGCGTGGCGATGACGCCGCTGACCTCGGTTGGCAGCCGGCTCTATGTCTACGTCCTGCTCAATCCCCCGGCCGGGACCTACACGGTCCAGACCACGAACACCATCGGCCGGGACGTGGTCGGCGGCGCGGTGTCACTGAACGGCGTGGATCAAACGACACCGATTGGCACGCCCACGGCGACCACGCCGGCCGCCTTCACGGCAACCATTTCCGATGCCGTGAGTTCAGCCACCGGGGAGCTGGTGATCGGTCTCGCGTCGAACAGCGGCAATACGACTGGCACCCTCACCTCGGTCGGCAGCGGGCAGACGGAACTGGCCGAGCAGCCAAACATCTCCGGCAACGCGACATCTATGTGGCTCTCGTCCAAGCCAGGCGACGCCACCACGACGCTCTCCTGGACGTATGACAGCGGCACCTGGTCGAATCCGATGATCTCGCTCGTGCCCGTCAAACCGTCTGCGGGCGGGTCTGACGCCAGCGCATCCGTGACCGTCGGCAGCGCGGCTGCCTCGGGGCTGAACGTCACCGCCACCGCGCAGCGATCGGACACCGGCGCCGCCGCCGTCGGATCGGCCACCGGCTCCGGATTGAGCGTGGCCGCCACGGCGGGCCAGCAGGCGAGCGGCACCGTCACCGTGGGCGGCGCACCAGCGGACGGAACGACCGTCACCGCCGCCGGGGCGATCGCCGCCAGCGCCACCGTCACCGCCGGCCCCGCGGCAGCCACCGGCTTCACGGTCACGGCCGGAACCGGCACGACCGGCAGCGTCACGAACGACGACGCGGCGGCGTCCGGGCTGATCGTGACCGCGACGGCCGGGCAACAGGCGACCGGGCTGGTCAGCGCCGGCACGGCCACGGCGGACGGCCTCGCGGTCACGGCGTCAACGGCGGTCACCGCGACCGGCACCGTCGCCGTGGGGGAGGCGGTCGGCACCGGCCTCGGCGTCAGCGGATCGAGCGGCGCGACCGGGGCGGTCATGGTTGGCCACGCGACGGCAGACGGCCCCGCCGTGTCCGCCACGGCGGGCACTGGGGCCAGCGCCACAATCACGCCCGGTGATG